ACGAAGTTACTGTTGCAGTAGAAGATGGCGTGACTGTTGTTTCTATGGAACGCAATCTCGTTGACGATGATCAGAACCGCACTTGTTCGACTGGTCTTCACTTCTGTTCGCAGGACTATCTGCGTAGTTTCGGCGGTGAGCGTATCGTCATTCTCAAGATTAATCCGCGTGATGTAGTCAGCATCCCGAACGATTACAATGACTCTAAGGGTCGTTGCGCTCGTTACGAAATCGTTGACGAGATTGACAAGGATAAGGCTGACGAGGCGTTTGCTAAGACTGTTCAGGAAGCTGCTGAAAAGGAAGCAAGCACTCTCACCCCCGAGAAGCTTGTTGAGGCTCTTAATCAGCTTATTGCTTCGCAGAAGTAAAAAATTGTGCCCTAGGTCAGTTTTCGGTTGACTTAGGGCACCTTTTTGTCTATAGTTAATTATAGACAGAGAAAGGAGCAAAATATGAAAAAAGGTGAACTACTTGGTAAAGTCCTAGTTCTCGCTACTAATGCTCATGCAGGTCAGTTTGACAGAGGCGGCAAGCCTTACATTCTTCACCCGCTTAAGGTCATGCACTATCTCAAGACCGACGATGAAGAACTACAGTGCATCGCACTTCTTCATGACGTAATTGAAGATACTAGCACTAGCTGGAAAGACCTTGAAGCAATCGGTTGCACCTCACGAGTCATTGCAGGGGTACGAGTTCTCACGAAGATGCCCGGTCAGACATACGATGAGTATAAGAACGAGGTTTTCGCCAATCTTGACGCAATGCGTGTTAAATCATGCGACCTTCGTCATAACACTGATATCCGTCGTCTCAAGGGTGTCACTGAAAAGGACATTGCTCGTATCGCAAAGTACAATCAGTTCTATCTTGAAATTCAATCACGATTGAACGGATAACAATTTGCATTTTAAAAACCAGTAAACGTATGCCAGATTAAATATATTATGGCATACGTTTACAAGGATTAAAAATGTATCAGTACGAAGAAATCAGATCAGTACATTTGGAGGTAACGTCAAAGTGCCAAGCAAAATGTCCGATGTGCCCCAGACGAATTAATGGCGGAATGCTAAACCCTTTTATTGCCCTGCATGAAATAACACTAGAGCAATTCAAACTTTGGTTTAGTGAGGATTTTGTCAAGCAATTAGATAATTTGTTTATGTGTGGGGATTTAGGTGATCCAATAATTGCAAAAGACACCTTAGAAATTTTTCAATATTTGAGAAAAGTTAATCCTAAGATTACTCTAAGTATGCATACCAATGGCAGCGCAAGAACAACAGTTTGGTGGCAAGAACTAGCAAAAACAAATGTTCGGGTTATATTTGGAATTGATGGGTTAGCAGATACTCATAGTCTATATCGGGTAGCTACTGATTGGCATAAGATAATAGAAAATGCAACTGCCTTCATTCAAGAGGGAGGCATTGCTGAATGGCACATGTTAGTTTTCAAACACAACGAACACCAAATTGACGATTGCAAGCAGCTTAGTATTGATTTGGGATTCCACGACTTTGAATCTAAGCATACCTCAAGATTTATGACAGATAGCCTGAATGTTTTAGATGAAGAGGGAAAAACTACTCATATTATCCATCCTACAGAAAAAAGCCAAAGTATGATACCGATTATACAGCAGTTGATAGGTAATAATATTAAACCTAACTCAATTTCTTGTAAAGCAAAACAATATAAACAAATTTACGTGTCCGCCGCAGGTAATGTATCACCTTGTTGTTGGCTAGATTTTCAATGGCACTTTTCAGGACTTGATGCAAGAATAGATTATATGGATAAAATTAATCAATTTCCTAATCTCAATGAGACAACGTTGATAGATATTTTTAATAGCCAACATTTTCATAAAATCTCTAATACTTGGAATTCTAGTCCTTTGGTAGAGTGTGGTAGACAATGTGGCAATTATGACCAGCTAATAGAGCAATTTGATTAAAATTAGGTCATTTTTCGGTTGACATTGCTTACCCATTTTGCTATAGTGAATATATAGCAAGGAGATACTACATGGCTCGTTATCAACGCCCTTCGTACAACACTGTTGATGTTTTTGCTGCTGCGTGTGCAGCTAACCGTGTCAACGGTGGCTACCTCAGGTACGCCGAAACTAACGACGAATCTGTTACTAGCAAGCTTGCTAACAAGGTTCTCATCCGTCAGTTTCTTGATGGTACTTTTGATGTGCGTGACAGTGACCGTGAACAGGGTGAAAAGGTTATGCAGCATTGCCGCAGCCTTACTTTCAAACTGCTGACTGACAAGCGCCTCTCTGATTTTGAGCAGAATATGCTCTCCATTGTAGAGAAGGAAACGCTTGATAGCAACTATGATATTGCTATCGTCTCCTCGCTCCCTAACACTTACAACCGTAGTGAATATCGTCGGGCTGTTGATACTCGTATCCGCGAGACCGAAGGTGTGTTTGGTACCGTCGGTGAGCGTGTTCAAGTCACTGCCGAAGTAGTGAAAAGCTATTTCTCCGATCAGTGGGGTACGCATTTCATCACTGCTATCACAGATGATAATAAGCAGGTGTTCTTTGCTTACAAGCAGAGTCTCACCGTAGGCGATAATATCAACATTGACGGTAAGGTTAAGGCTCACCGCGACAACTCTACCCAGCTTAACTATGTGAAGATGGTATGAGTGCCGAAAAGGAAAATGTATTCCGTACTTTGCGTGAAGAACCCTTGCTTGCGTCACGGATACTTTGTAAGTTTGGTTGGCACAAGTGGTTGAAGTGGGGCAAGGCATATAAAGAATCCTATTATCACGCACAGGAACGATATTGTGATTCCTGTAATAAGTTTGACCGCCGCAAACTAAAGCTTCCCCTATGACCGATTGGATAAAGTACCTTTTTGATTGACATTCACTCTATAATGTAGTATAAGAAGACTATGAGCGCAAGTTTTATCACCCAACTAAACGAAGACAACGGACGCCTGCATAAGGAAGATGTTATCAAACAGGCACTTACTGCTGCAAATCTCGGAAGCGAAATTGCTATTCGCTTCTTATGCGGGCTTAAGGCATGTTACAATCCATATGAAACATTTGGTATCAAGCAGATTCCTGAATCAGTAGGAATTGTTGATGCTGAAAATCCTTGGGATGAGTTCTTTGACTTGCTAGAAATGCTAGCAATGCGAAGGATTACTGGACATGATGCCCGTGATGCAGTTGCAGAAATGTCAGAGCGATTTGATAGTGGTGAGTGGAACCTGTTCCTTGCTCCTATCCTTCGTCGTGATATGCGTAGTGGTATTAGTTCTACCACAGTGAACAAGATTTGCAAGAAAACTGTTTACGAGATTCCCATCTTTACATGTCAGCTTGCTACTAATAGCGAGGGTCGCCCTGAAATGAAGGGCAGCAAACGTCTTGAGCCTAAGCTTGACGGCGTTCGTGTTTTGATGATGGTTATCCCAGCAGGCGGTACAGGCAGGGCTGCGGGTCAGGTTACTTGCTATAGCCGTAATGGTAAGGTGTTTGAGAATTTTGAACACATTGAAGACCAAATCCGAGATAACATTCAGGAAATCATTGCTGCTGCAAATAAGGTTACCGAATTAAGCAGCGGTACGCTTAAGAAGGGCTTTCTTCTAGATGGTGAAGTAGTTGGTAACAGCTTCCAGGAACTTATGCGGCAGGCTCGTCGTAAGGAAAATGTAAGCGCAGAAGACAGCGTATTTCATATTTTTGACATTCTTCCCATTGATGATTTCAAGCGAGGATATTGGAATGCACAGCTTCGTAAGCGTATCGCATTGCTTGATGCTATGCAGCCTGCAATTGATAAGATGCCGAATGTTGAATTGCTTCCCCATCTGATGGTTGACCTTGATACCCACGAAGGTAAGAGTCAGATTGACCGTTACGCTAAGGACATGGTTGCTGCTGGATTTGAGGGCATCATGATTAAGAACCTTGAAGCTCCTTATGTATGTAAGCGTAGCACTGACTGGATGAAGTGGAAACCTACTATCACAGTTGACCTTGAAGTGATTGGTCTTGAAGAAGGCACGGGTCGTAACAAGGGTCGTTTGGGCGCACTGGTCTGCAATGGTGTTGATGACGGTAAGGAAATTACTGTCAATGCTGGTAGTGGATTCAGTGATGCAGAGCGTGACAGTCTTTGGGCGGACCGTAACTTAATCTTTGGTCGCACTGTTGAGATTATGGCTGATGCTATCACACAGAACCAAGATGGTACGTACTCGTTGCGCTTCCCGCGCTTCGTTAGATTTAGGGATGATAAAGCATGAACATTAAATATAAGGCAATACTAATTACCTTAGCTGGATTTTTCGGGTTGTTTGCTGCATTGTATACTATTGCACACTACCCGGCGATACTGTTCTTTATACTCATTGGTGGATTAGTATTCCTAGTGTATAAGGCAGTATTGAACTATCTTGAGTATAATGAAAGATATAAGAAATGAATGAGTTAGAAGTTGAGTGGAATAATAAAAAAATAGATTACGATCTAGAAAAGTACAATTGGCCCGCCTGGGCCTTGTCTGTTATTCAAGAAATTGCTCCTCAGGTTACAGAACTTGAGACTATGCACGAGGTGTTGAACCCATCTGAACTTATTAGGGTCGGTAACTATGTACAGAATGCATGTAGTCGTAAAGATTTTATGGAACGCTTTGACGAATTCGCTGCAAGTATTGTTCCGCAACGCATTAAAAACAAGAGATATTTGATTCAACGCCAAGGAACTTTGCGTGTTGTTATTCCTAATCAAGCATCTGTTGGCCGCAGGCTTGCTTTCCACCAAGGTATCTTTGTAGGTAATGGCCGCGGTTGTAGAACTATTTGGACTCCCTTTACTAAAGCAGAGAAGACTAACACAATGTGGATGTTAGATTTGGATGTTAGTAGAGAAATAACTAAAAAGGTCTTAGCAGAAAAGTGGAGTCTAGAAAAGCTTGAAGAAGAAAGCTTGAAACATGCTTGGCCAGTAACACTAAGTCCTGGTCAAAGTCATCTGTTCTTTCAGGAGCAAATTCACGGTAACGTCAACAATGAAGAAGGCTACACTCGTGTCAGCATGGACATGCGTATTCTAATTGAAGGTGAAGAATGGGGCCGCAGACTTCCTGGTGGCTTCATGCGATTGCCCGGCGATTATGAAATTGCAGAAGTTATGGACTATACCGGCAAAAGCTTCATTACCTACGCAGGTTGGAACAGCAAGTTTAGCAAAGACATTCCGTTGCCGATGCAACGTGCTATCATTGAACCTTATTGTGTTAAGAATAAGATTGATTATACTAGCTACGAATTTGAAAATGAGCATCTAGATTGGCAACCCGGACTAGAGTATTACATTAAAGAACGACCAGA